TGGCTTCTTTTTCGATTGTGGTTTGCAAGGTAGACAATTCGCCGAGCAAACGTCCACGCTCTTCTTTCAATGCTTTAATTTTATTCATGATTTTGTTTTTTGTTTAAAGGTTTTGGTATCTAAGTAAAGCCAATTTAATTACATCGGCAGAGGCTTGGCTTCTTTTGGCCTCTTCGATTTCTTGCTCCTGATCACGCATAGCAACAATGCTGCGAGCGTCGGCCTCGGTATCTGCGTAAGCGGGATAAGTTACAGGGCTAACATCATACAAATCCTCAATCACTTTGATTGTGCGCTTGCCCATAGATCCGTACTTTTCCGACTCAGACCACATTTGTTCTTTAATGGTGAACGCAAATGAACTCTGGGTGATATCGCCGCGCATGATAGAACGCACAACGCTCATATGTGTTGGGTTTTCATAATCTGGGACCCAAGTATATTCAAGATTGCCGTCGCCATTTACAAATACTTTGCAGGTGTTTGCCTTGGTGCGGCCCAAAATTAACTCGGCTTCGTGGTTGAACAAACAGCGAATGTCGTAATCTTTTGAAAGAGCATTGTCAAACGCCCCCGGCAAAATAACCTCCTCAAAATATCCGAGATCGGTAGCGGAATTAATGACAGCAGCAATGCCGCCAATTTCTTTTGGCATGCCTTCGCCGTCCTCTCTGGTGTGAACAGTGCCCGTAAATGTGCGCCTTTCTTGTTTCATTTTAAATGACTTCTGTATTATTGGTTCCCTCTGGATTGTTGTTTTTGTCGGCGGTGCTCATTAGTTGCGCAATTTTGGCATCCATGTATTCATCGATTTTGCTGGACGGCATCAAATTAGATTCGATCAAATATTCATCGCCTCCATTAAATCCGTTTGCGTCCTCAAACATGCGGGCCTCATTACGTGAAAGCCAACCGCCGCGAATGCCTTTATTGTAATAGTCAGCGCGCTCATTGGCGGAGGCTCTCAACAGCGAATTAAAGTTAAATTTAAAGTAATAAGTTAACTTGTCATTTTCTGTTAACAGCTTGCGGGCCATTTCCTGCTCGATGTTAATTGCATACGATGCCAAAGTGCGTGCGTAAAAATCTTGGTATTCCTGCTCAACGCTGGACTTGATGCCATCCTTTGCGCCAATCATGGAAGCGGGCACCCCAAAAATGCGGGCGATTTCCTCGGCCGAAAATTTGCGGGTTTCCAAATACTGCGCCTCTTCTGGCGATAGGCTCAATTTTTCCATCTTGATGCCATTGGGCAACACAGTGCTGCGGCTTGCCCCGTCTATAACGTCATCCAAAGATTTCTTCAATGGCACTGCCTGCTCGGGTTTAATCTGCGCATCCGATGTTAACAAAAATTTCAACACTCCATTTTTGTAGACGCCCGCGCTCTGGCTAATTGCTGCCAAATCAATGCCCAAGGTTTCGGCGTGCACCACGATAGGGGATAAACCCACAAGCGGATCATCACCACAAAGCCCTTTAAAATGCAACATGTCGGCCGCTGGAATCATTCCAGGGAAGCCCTTGCGATTCACTTTGTAGAACAGTTGCCCGTCCTGCATGATTGGCTGAACGTAATCGGGTGCAATCGGATGCAACTCAATCCCCAAATATCTGCTGTCGCGATTGATAAAAGCGTAGGCGTTGCCCTTCAGCGCCAAGTGGCTCACCATGTATTTGGTGAAATCGTATTTTGTTTGATAGGGGTTCGGCTCGTTTACCAATGCCGTAGCGTAATGGATTACAACCTGCTCGCGATTGGTGCCGTCGTCTTTATATAGTTTTAAAGATAACCCCGCAATACCGTCTGCAATAACTCTAACACACGCGTGCACCGACGCAATAGATAGCGCCGTGCGATCATTAACCGCCTGCCCGCTTTTTGTTTGATATCCGAAAACATTTTGTAAAGTATTCACTAGCCAATCAGTTGGCTGCGATAAGCTACTGCGCTTCTCCGCTCTTTTTGGCTGCCAGAATTTTAGATTCATCGCCCGCAAATTACAACTGCCCTAAATTACTCACGTTAACAAATTACTTATTCCGCCCCTGGGCCAACCACCTGCTGAGCGCTGCCCTGAATACATCGTAGTTTTTATATCTCCTTACCCCAAACTTGCCGAAATACTTTTCCTCGGTTGCGTTGTAGGCATCCTCATAAGTCCGATATCTCGGTAGGTTGTTGTAGTATTCCTGCATGTAATCGTCCAAAAATTTCATAAACTTACAAACCAAAAATCAGATTCTTTTTCTTTGGCGGCATCCTGCATGCAAGTGCCTAATGCCATAACTATCGAAACAGGCCCATCGACTTTATCGCCCGACTTGGCTTTGTCTATTTTGATATTGCCCGCAGGATCAGTGCGCAGCATTATGTTGCCCATCATCCAACGCGTAACGGGATTGCCCCCGTGTCTTAATTGTTTATCCTTTGTCAATCGCTCAAGTTCTTTGGTAGGTGCCGACATTGATACAAAGCCTTGGCCGAAAGGAAACATTTGCAGGCCTTCATTTTGTAGCTCGATTACCAACTGGCTAGAGTTAAATCGGTCGAAGGCAATGTCTTTGATATCGTACTGCTGGGCCAATTGGATAACCCGTGCCTTAATAAAAGCGTAATCAGTTACGTTGCCGTCTGTTAACTCAATATGCCCATCGGCTGCCCATTGCCTAATCGATTGCCCTGCTGCGTCCTTGCGTTTGTATGCCGTCTCGACTGGTAGCCAATACCATGAGCGGATCGCGTGATATTCTGGGAAGTATAAACTGAATGCGCAAAAGTCCCCAGTGCTTGCCAAATCCAATCCGCCATAACACAAAGCGCCCTCTAAATCATCCGCTCCATCGCAAGCCTTCCAATCACTATCTGAAATCCAAGTCATTGCCGTATCGGTCCACACGTTCAGCAGTTTGGTTTTAAATTCAACTTCTTTGTGCACGAACTCCTTGGCCTCCGTCAATCCCTGCTCAAGTTGGCGCGGGTTTACTGAAATACCCCAGTTTGGATTTGCCTTGGCCCATACTGCCGGGTCCGTCCAATCATCGCCCTCATCTAGCGTATAGATTACCGAGAATAGCGCATCGTCTTTTATGTTACCACTTAACACACCTGCGCAATACTGCCGATGCTTGTAGCAAGGCGCCTCACGATTAAAGCCCGCTGTCGTAATGGTAAACAGCAACGGCTGCCGCCTTGCACCCATTGAGTTGCGTATTACGTTATACAGCTCATCATTTGGATGGGCGTGGTATTCATCAATACAACAAAAGTGCGCATTTAGTCCGTCCTGCTTGCCTGGGTTCCACTCTAACGGTTTGTATATTGATTGCCCGTAAAGGATCCGCCGATTGTTTACAGAATTGTTAACGGTGAGCGCCTCATTCAACCAGGGCAGATTTTGGCAAACCCTAACTGACTCGCCGAAAACCATCATCGCCTGATCAAGTTTTGTCGCCGCGCTGTAAACCTGCGCCGCCGATTCATCATCCGCAATAAGCCCGTAAAGCATAATCGCGCTGCTAAATGTAGATTTACCATTTTTGCGTGGCACCTCAACATAGGCCCGCGTAAACCTACGGCTACCGTCCTCGTTTAAAAATCCAAACAGATTCCAAATTATAAAAGCCTGCCATGGTTCCAACTCAAACGGCTTTCCCGCATATTCGCCCGTGCTATGCTCAAGCTGCTCAATAAATTCAATCGCGTGCAAAGCGTAGGTTTCAGAAAACCCCCAACCCGCTGCACGATCTGCCACATAACGAGCCACGGCATTGCGCACGTGTTCACAAACTGGCACCGCGCCAGATTGGATGTCGCTTATATACTTTTCAACTTTTTGCACTGGCTTTCAAAAATGGCCTTTGCCTCTTCAGCTAGTTTCAAGTTGCGATACACAAACGCCTCATCCCACAAACCAAACTTGCCACACTCACGGAATCCGCTGCCTTGGTCCATGGTGATCACAAATTGATGGCCTCGCTCTTCAATCCTGTACTCGCGCCCCTGGTATTCAACGTGCGCCGTTTCAAATGCGGCTTTGTGCGTTGCTTTGTTAACTGTCTTTTTCATGTTATGCGGTTTTAGGTTTTCTTAATAATTCTAATTTGCTTGCTGGCTTCACGTTTCCCGTTTCAATCCTTGCCCGGGCGCTCGGTGTAATTCCAAACAACTGCCCCATCTGCGTGGCTTGCTTCAATGCTTTGCTGCGCACATCGTACCACGGCGAAACAACACGCTCGCCAAATCTGTTAACAACAACCTCGCCCTCTTTGTTGTTTATCTCGCAAGCTTTCTTCACACATGGGCGAAAATAAAGTTTCAAATTTTACACTATATTTGTAAATATGAAAGGGAGACCACGCAAACCCGTTGATTTAAAAAAAATCGAGGGGACTTTTCGCGCCGACCGAAGTCTTGAGCAGCCGATGATTGTCGAGCTGAGTGTTGGAGTTCCACAACCACCCGCTCACCTAAATGAATTGGGCTTTGAGTATTGGGATATTACTTGCAAGGAGTTGAAAAATAATAACCTACTGGCAGGCGCAGATCTCGGTCTGGTTGCCGGGTATTGCAACGAATTGGGCCTGTATAAGAAAGCTTGCGAGATAAACAACAAAGAGGGCGAGGTTGTTGTTAACAGATTTGGCGAGCGTGTTGT